TTCACGCTGACGACTGATGCTACGGATACCTTCGATGACTGTGAAGTCAACCTCAGTGATCTCAATAGCTCTCTTAACCACAGCTACCATATCGGGGTGTACACCTGACAGGCTCTGTAGGCTACGTGTTCCAAGTTTATATCCCATAGTGATATTACTCCATTGTGTTTATTGCATGTAACCAGACATATCTGGATTAGTTGGGCTATACCTACTGGTTATTGAATCAACCATAAGTGCTTGTGCGTAATCAACACGGTACTCTGCAACCTTTGCTGGAATCTCAGAAGCTGGCAATCCTATTTCAGTACCACCTCCAAAGACCGATGAGATGCTGTAATGTCCCGATTGATCTAAGTCATTAATCTCAGCATCCGTAAGGCTCTCAGTGGGAACTAACCAGCCACTTTCTTGTGAGCCTGTCAGAACCTTTACTATTGCCCAGTCACTTGGGTTGTTATCTAAACGTGTCTTCATGTCCACTACAGCCTGATTAACTTCAGCCTCAGTGTTGTATGCTGTGTTGTTATAGTACCACTTGGTAGCCATTATGTTGCTCCGTAAACTGTTCCATTATTAGTAAGTGTGTAGGTGTTAATGACGCCGTTATCAATAGCTTTGCCGCCAGCACCAACTCCCTGAGTAGAACCGACGATACTAAAGCCTTGTCCACCAGCAGCGCCCCAGCCACCGCCCCCGCCACCTGAGATGGTTGGTTGACCACCGTTTCCTCCAACACCATTTCCATTGCCACCGTCACCACCAACATCTGTGGCTGTACCCCCGATTCCAGGAAGTTGACGACCACCGCTGCCACCATCGTAGTAGGTTGATGACCCACTATTGTAGTAGATCGACTGAGCCGCACCAGCAGTACCACCAGCGCCACCTTGAGCATTATTGTCGTCGCCACCCTCTAGTCCGATTGCGCCAATAGGCTTTGTAGGGCCGTTCCTGTAATCACGAGTGGCACCACCACCCGCTCCACCGCCGCCCGATGCTTCACCAAGGAAGTTTCCTCCTTCGCCGTAGTCACCACCACCACCGCCACCAGCAATGTAAGCTCCAGATGCATTTACAATAGTTACACCCGTTGTTGAGACTACGATAGCTTGATTACCATCCTTAGCCTCATCGTAATACTCAGTAGCACCGTCGCCACCTCTACCAACGATAAAGCCGTTGTTGATAACCGTACAAGCAACGTCTATTGTGAGAGCAGGGGTTCCCACTGTATCAGACCAAAGCCAATACCCCGTAGGGATTATGAGCGTCCCGCCAGAGTTGATGTAGGTAGACGCTGCTATCTGTTTAAACCCACTTTGGTTGCCGACAAGCTGATACCCAGCCGAAGATGTACCAAGGGTTGTAGCTGAAGACTTACCATAGCCATTAGACATAGCTATCGTACCACTTGAAACATCAAACAAGCCACGCACATCAGACGAACCAAATGTGATAGTAGCTCCCGAATTAAAGCCAAGTTCTACGTTAACCTCACTTAGGGTTATTGTTCCACTTGCAGGTAAAGCCATTATGCTGATCCAAATGCTGTTACATCACCCTCAACAGTCAAAGCACCTGCGCTACTTAACTTAAACCTGTTAGTAGTACCGTGTCTAAATATGAGGTCTGAGCCTACTTGTATGATAGTCCAATCACCTAAGTCTACTGTTGTAACTCCTACGGTAGCACTTGTTACAGTAGTAGCCGTTACGTTAGTAGAGTTTACATTGGTAGATGTTACAGTGGGGGCGTCTACTATAGTAGCCCCTAAAGTGCCGTCTACGGTTATGCCATTGGGAAAACTAGGAGACCCTGTTCCAGCGGTATCTGAAATAGCATCAACTTGCATAATACTCATGGTGATTCCTCCAGTAGTGTGGGCCAGATTACGTCAAGTGGATAACCTACTTGGGTTGTGACATCACGGAGAGCCTGACGGTAAGCTACCTGACCTCCTGACATAGTACGATCTGATGTTGCCATCCAATCAGACTTGCCTAGGAGTGAATCACGTTGCGCCCTTACAGCCGTAACTACCTCCTGAGATGCTTCCTCTGGTGTTGGGAAGCCTTGATCAGCAAAGGGTACCTCTACGATTACACCGTCGATTAAGACCTTAGTCATTCTAACTTCTTTAGTCATTAGCTGATACCCCAAACTGTGTACTTACCTTGTGTGCGGAAAGGAGCCGCAGAGTAAGGGTCGTAGAGACGAAGAGAAATATCTACTGTGTTGTAGATAACATGGGCAACATAGTTTACACGATAACTAACACTACCCTTAATAGAGAAGTCCCAAGCCTCAACAGTTGTCATCACAGAAGAGTCAGAAGCGCCAGTTATGACGTACTTTATCCAACCCTTACTGGTTACACCATTACCAAACCGTGAGGCGTCAAAGCTACCAAACATGCTGTCAGTACCAGCGTACTTAATAGTATCAGTATTGATGTTACCAGTACCACCCCAACCACCGAGGTTGTACGAAGTACCAACGTGAATGGTTGCAGAAGTAGAAGTTCTAGTGTGAAGGTAAGCCTGATTGGAGCTAATAAAGTCAAACTCTTGAACCCAGACAATATGTTGTTTGTAACCAGTAGCCAAAGGGATAATGAGAACATTGGGTGAGCCACTGATGTTAGCTTGTGTTATCTTAGTCATACCACCAGCAGAAATACCAGTCAGGTTAGACCCGTCAATAGCTGGCAAGGCTCCTGTTAGGTTAGGTGCTGATAAAGACGTAAGACTAGAGCCATCAATAGCTGGTAAAGCTCCCGTTAGGTTAGGGGCTGATAGGCTTGTAAGGTTAGAGCCATTAATAGATGGTAAAGAACCCGTCAGGTTAGCCGCTGGTAAAGCCCCAGTGTCTGTTAGGAGTGTACCAGTAGCCACTGGCAAGGTAAGTGTATGGCTTGCGTTGTTAGCGGGTGAGGCTAAAGTATAAGTACCTGTACCCGAAGCGTTGGGGCTAACTGCGATCTTACTCATGGTGATTCCTCCAGTGTAGGCCAAGTGATGTTGTTAGGGAACCCAGCTTGCTGTGGAACAGCTAAGAGGTCTGTACGGTACTGTGACCACTCAGCCTGTTTGTCAGACGTAAGGTCAGCCCAGCGCAGTGGGTTAGACACCAGTGGATCAACGACTGTCGTTAGGATGTTGTCACGTTCACTGCGAACCTGCGTCGCTGTAGCTGCGTCTAGCTCTGCCTGAGTAGGGGCAACGTAGGCTGTGAAGTCAGTACCAATGAGAGCCATGACTTCTGCGTTGTCGATGGTTGTATCTTCGTCGTAGTCAGTGAGAAGATAAGGTATCCAGCCGTAGTCTGGGTGGTTAATCTCAACGTCGATGCTAGTGTTAGCTGCGTTCATAGATGCCGCATTGCGGACTTCTGTGATTGTAATGCTCATTTTAAGAAATCCTTACCCATAATCCAGTCCAAGCGTTGCCACCCGCATCTTTGCCGATTCGTGCCATTGCTCTCCAACTCCCAGACATGGTGGTTCCTACTACTGCGAAGTACCAACCATTGACATCGCGAAAGGGGTTTTTGTCATTGTTGGCCTGTCCGATAGTTATAAGACTTGTAGCAACATCACCCTCAGTATAATCAGTGTCGTTTGCTGGTCTACCCCAAGTATAAGTCCCAACAGCACCGAAGGCTGTACTACCACCGACACCAGTTAGCCCAGAGCCATTGCCTGAGATGACACCTGTGGAGGAAACACTTACAGTACCAGAACCACCAGCAGTACCAAGAGTCATACTATCATCTGCGTGGTTGTAGTTTATGTAACCTCTGTAACGGTCACTTCCAGAGGTTCCGTCAGCAAAGGCAAACATGCCAGCACCAGTGGTGGAGGATTTGATAGTAATCCCGTTTTGACCATCTGTTCCACAGTCTACTACTAACTTTTTTGCGTAATAACTGTCAGGAGAACTCGTGCCAATGCCCACATTCTCTGAGGCATCAATGGTAATAGCAGTAGATGTAGCATTGTCATCAATGCCGTTAGAGGTAAGCCCCGTAGTAGTGACGCCTGTAGTTCCGTTTAGTGTAATAGTCATTTATACAACCACCCATCTTGCGCCTGTTTCAATCGTAACTGTAACACCAGCGTTTACATCAATAGGTCCAGCAGTCATTGCGTTCTTCGTTGCAATAACAGTATAATTAGTAGTTACCGTTTGGTCGTTCTCATAGAATACTAGATCATCCCCACCACCAGTTGCCCCAGCACCAGAAGAGAACTCAGTCCACGCGGTGTTAGCAGAATCACGTATCATCAACTTGTCGTTAGTTGTGTCGTACCACCACTGGTTAGCAAAGGTAGTTGTAGGTGCTGTAGCACCAGAACTGTTTGAAGCTAATGCCTGATAAGCTGAGTTCATGTCAGCCCTCATAGACGGGAAGCCTTGGTTGGCTAGTGTGAAATCATTCTGTGACATTATGTTTCCTTTCCGAAACCTCTGGCTACGTAGTCGAGTTCCGTTTGTGTTGTTAGTGGATTACCACTGTTGCTTATAACAGTTATAGTAAAACCAGTATTACTCTTGTTTGTAATACTAATGTAATCACCACTACCTAATCCAGTAACGCTAGTGCTTACTGATGGGTTGCTTGTAGAGTGGAAGGCAGAGGGGAACACTACATTCTTAGTACCTGTAAAAGCTACGTCCTCTGCTGATTGAATTACGTCTGGCATATCAATTTTAACTTGCAGGTTTGTAATCTTTGGTGCTACATCAAGGTTATTGGTAGTTAAGATTGCCCTAAACTTATAGCCTCTAGCTGAATACGACCCAGCAGATAGGTTATTAAAGGCACTGAATGTAGCTGTAGCTGAAGTAGGATCATCTAAGGTTGTAGCGACTTGAACAACTGCTGTAGACCCATCGTATGCAGCAGGGTCTCCATCAAAGATACCCTCCCTGTTATCAAAGTTCTCTACTGGGTCATCAAACAAGGTAGCATAGTTTAACTGAGTGATGTCAATAAAGGACTCAACGTAGGAAGTGAAGGTAGCCCCAAGGTCATAGACAGAATTAAAGTCGTAAGTTCCTGTTACGTTACCTTGCACAAGGCTCAGAGAGTCATTATCAATGACAACAGTGTTAGTCTTAGTCCCAGAGAAATTGGGGTTCTCTGTAAAGGTTGCGATTTGGTTAAGGCCGATAGTATCCGAAGCGGTAATAGCAACAGTAGTTCCCACAGCACCAACTGATTTGTTGTCTAGCTTATCAACAGCTTTAATCAGATACGTACCAGTTTGGGCGGCAACAGTAATACTTGTAGCGGGTCTAGCAACCTTATCAATAAGTAGTACGCTGTTAGACCACACGGGAACTGCTTCACGAGTAAATCTTACCTCGTAGTGGCTCAAGTCCAAGTCAGGTACTGGAGACCAAGATAGCACTGCTGTGGTTTGATTGACGTTAGCAGACATTTCAGTTACGTCAGCAGGGGGTTCAGCGAAAGGTCTAGCACCATAGTTGAGAGTTGTAGTGTAATCACCCCTTACACCGAAGGTATTCACTGCCCTAGCTCTAATATCAAAGGTAGCATCAGAGGTATAGATCAATTCGTAGTTAAGACCTGATCCACTGCCAAGGGCAATAAAGTCTGTCCCAGAACTTAGTTTATACTCTACTTCGTACTTGTCGATAAAGACTGAGGTAGCAGAGAGTACAACATCAAGAACAGCAACAACTGTTTGGTTAGTGTTTCTAAGTGAAGTAGATAGGGTCATACCAACTAAAGGCACATCAAAAGCTGAAGGAAGTGTTGTGTTGTCTCTTTCGTAGAACACACCATCATAGGCTTGATCGTAGATAGACTCAGCAGTCTCTCTAAGTACCATGTCTACTTGTAAGTCTAGTCCGTCAGTAAGACCAAAGGACCAACTCTGGACCTCAAACTCTTTGTTAGTCCAGCCAAATCTAGTGTTAGTAATACGTACATTGTCACCAATCTCTAGTTCAAGTGTACGAAGACCAAAGCTGGCACTTACTGTAAGTTGCTGTCTGTTAGCTTCCAGCGCAATTAAACCTAGACGACTAGCTTCAAGAGAGAAGACTGTGAAGGTTAAGGGTACGTCAGCAACTGACTCTTGCCCACCATCAGCAGTTAAGAAAGCAGAGTTAGTTACGGATGGGTAATCTGTTACTTGCCAGTCAGACTCAGCACCACGGAAAGTTCCAGACAGGGTATTAAAGTTATCTCTACGAGAGTGTCGTGTTGATACACCGATACCAGAACGGAAGTCATCGTTTGTTATGTCCATTACTGGTGCTGTCCAGTAAGCAGGTTTAATCCTCCACTTACCTTGACCGTACCAAATCTTACCACCCATAGCACTTACAAGGTTACTTAGGTTGTCGTATGGTGTAACTTGTGTAGTGAATGAACCATTACAAGTGTAACGTGTACTAGTGGAAATAGGGGCTGAAGGAGCGTTGTTTATAGTCTGATCACAGATGTTAGCAGCAGAGATAATAGCTGCGTCATCAATCTTTGCGTCAGCCTCAGACAGCCCGTAGCTACTCTTTAGGTAGTCACGTATGCACAAGGCAGGGTTAGACGACCA